GATCCTTCAAGAGTAAGTGGATACCATTACTGATTATGACTTTAGAAAAAGCTGTATCGATCATTTCAGAGATCAATGAAGTCAAAGAAACCAATAAACTGAATTGGTACAAACCCTATGATTACCAACGTTCATTTCATTCAGGAAAGGATGATGAAGGTCAGCAGACCAAGCAGAAGATTCTTATGGCTGCAAACAAGACAGGGAAGACATTCTGTGGTGCATTTGAACTGGCAGTGCATCTCACCGGTAGGTATCCAGAATGGTGGCAGGGAACCCGATACGACCGACCTATAAAAGCATGGGCATCAGGAAATACAAGTGCGAATGTTAGAGATATTGTCCAAGCGGAATGCCTTGGGGAGCCTGGAGACACTGAAGATTTTGGTAAAGGAGCGATACCAAAGGATCTTATCATTTCAACAGAAAGGGCTCCAGGCATTCCAAATGCGTATTCGACAGTTCTCATCAAACATATATCAGGAAAGAGTTCTAAGTTATTTTTTAAGTCTTATGAGCAAGGAGCCGAGCAGTGGATGGGTAAGGCAGTCGATGTGGTATGGATGGATGAGGAACCACCTCAACCGATATATTCACAAGCTCTCCGTGCAACGCTCAAAACCAGTGGACTGACTTACATGACCTTCACTCCTGAGAAGGGGATGACGAAGGTGGTTGCTGGTTTTATGAATGATTTGAAACCAAAACAGCAGTTATTCAATGCAAGTTGGGATGAAGCACCCCATCTGGATGAAGAGACCAAGGATGAGATTCTGGCAGCATTACCTCCACATGAGAGGGATATGCGTTCCAAGGGTATTCCAGTATTGGGATCAGGTCTTGTTTTTCCAGTTGATGAAGATTTCATAAAAAGTGATGTATTCCAGATTCCTGATCACTGGCCTCGCATTTGTGCTATTGACTTTGGTTGGGATCATCCTACTGCTTGTGTATGGATCGCATACGATAGGGACCAGGATTCGGTGTATGTATATGATGCTTACAGACAGTCTGCAGAGACTCCTATTGTCCATGCAGAAGCCATCAAAAGCAGAGGAGAGTGGATACCATGTGCCTGGCCTCATGATGGTATGCAACATGATAAAGGATCAGGGAAACCGCTTGCAGAACACTATCGTAAACATGGGATTAACATGCTTGGTTCTCATTTCGAGAATCCTGCTGGTGGTCAGGCAGTGGAACCTGGACTCATGGATATGTTGCAGAGAATGCAATCAGGAAGATTCAAAGTCTTTGAAAACCTCAACCGCTGGTTCGAGGAAATGCGGATGTACCACCGCATCGATGGGAAACTGGTCAAAGAACGAGACGATCTTATGAGTGCAACACGTTATGCAGTCATGTCGATCCGTTATGCATCCTTAAAAAGAATGAAGCCTCTGCCGGCCTTTGCAGTAGGTTCCAACAACGATTACCCCTTCTTTCAGAACAATTATGGCAGTTCAATTCAGTTCGCTTCTTAAGAAGCAGAAGAAGTTAAAAAAGGGAGTCAAGACTGCTCTTACTCAATTGAAAAGTCAAGAATCTATATTAGAGGGCCCAGAAGGTTTAACGGAACAAAAAACAGAAGCATTAGCATCGTTTATTCCTAAGATTGGGTATTATGATACCAAAACAGGAGAAGGCTCAGGATTAGTAGGAGAAATAGGATCTGCAGGAGGAGCTTTTTCACAGGCCCATAAATCATACAAAGAATCAGAATCAGTATTTGCAGAAACTAAATCTGGTAAGGCAATGGCATCATTCAAGGAAAAATATAAAACGTATGATCCTCAAGCTGCAAAGTCTGCTGTAAAACATTATCAAGATCTCTGGAAAAAGGATGAGAACTATCAGTTATCTTTAGATGTTGCTGAAGGAAGGAAACAACTTAATGAACGATTAAAAGATTTTAATACGAGTGGGAATCTTTTTTCTGCAGAAGTTGATGAAGAAGGCAATTATACATTTACGGGATCTCCAGATATTTATGATTTGTTTGAATCCGGTTGGACGAAAGAAGGTGATAAATATAAACAAAAATTTGGAAAAGATTTTACTTTAAGAGAATTATTGGCAACAGAAGCCAGTATGAAAAAATACTACGATAGCTCTTATGGGAAATATATTAGTGAATCAGAAAGTGATTTTTCAGATCAGAGCGCATTGGCCTATGGACCTCGTAATGTTCGAAGGGCTGGTCCGACAGAGTATCAACAGTATCTGGATAAGTCTTCAGGATTCAAAAGTACAATGGATACTCAAAGCGAATTAATTAAAACCAAATCTGCTGAATTGGGAATTGATCCTGAAACTGGAAGTAAAACTGGATCAGGAGTTTATGGAGAAATGTCTGAAGTAGAATCAGAATGGGACACCAAGATTGGAAAACAGGAAAAAGAAATCTCAGAAATCTATAGACCAGCACATACTGGTGCAAAGACTGCGTTGACTGCATTGACTGCACGAATCAAGAAATATGAACTCTTAGGACTTGCAGATCAAGAACCTAAAAAGAATCCAACATACAGAAAGCCTCAGATGGGTTATGGGGCTGGTTATCTAAGAAGATCCGCATAAGGAGGAACTATGTCCTGGTTAACAGAATTTGCAAAAACTGGGAAAGTTAAAGACCCAGCATGGAGAGGTAATTTCGGTGAAGTCAAACTGCAAGATTTGAATAAAAGTCTTGAGCAAGCTTTTCAGCCTCCAGAAATGAATATTCCAGAATATTCACATGATGAAAATGTCGGAGCTAATTATGTTTTAAGAAATCTAAGGGAAGGAGAAACAGGAATTGATTCTTTATTTCGTGCAGATAGCGGTATTCATAAGTTGACGGAAAATATTGGAATTACAGGAACAGAAATAAGAAAGTATCTGCAAGATCCTGATAAATATCATGATATGTGGGGTGGTAAACTTACTAAATGGTATCAAAAACAGATGGGTTTAAATGATGATGATGATGATGATGATGATGATAACGGAGATGATAACGGAGATGATAACGGAGATGATAACGGAACCGGTAATGGAACTGAAACTACTGATGCAACAGGTGGAGAGGGTGATTTAGATACTCCAGCAGCATCTCAGGCTTTAGCAGCCTTGATGCGTAGACGAATGAAAATGAGACGAGGAAGAAGTTCTACAGTTCTCACAGGAGGAGCAAAGATAGGTAAAGGCGATAAGAAAACAATGGCTTATGCTTAATGACCTAGGTTCTCAGCTTATTGCTGAGTATGAAAATCTGAAGGGGAATCGGCATAATTGGGAAGCTCAATGGCAAGAGATTGCAGAGCTTATGATCCCAAGAAAAGCCGATTTCACTGCAACGCATTCTACAGGATCTGAACGTAGAGAAAGCATCTTTGAATCGACTCCTGTTCAGACATTGACTCGATTCTCCTCTGGGCTGCACAATACGTTAACTTCTTCGAGCATACCCTGGTTCACCCTGAAAGTAGACAGGAGACTTGAAGGAGACCGTAGAGTGCAGCTCTGGTTGGAAGAAACAACAAGGATTCTTCAGGATAGTTTCAATCGACCTTCTGCAAATTTTCATCCAAGTGCTCATGAGTATTATCTTGATCTGGGAGCATTTGGAACTTCAATCATGGAAATCCGTGATATTCCAGGCAGAGGTCCGTATTTCAGGTCATTCCCTTTATCAGACTGTTATCTTGCAACCAATGCATTGGGAAGGATCGATACTTGTTTCAGACATTATGAACACACTGTAAAAGAACTCATTGAGCAGTATCCGATGCAGAAGCTACCGGATTCTGTGAAGCAGAAGGCAGAGAAGAATAAGTTATATGATAAAGTCTCATGCCTTCATATTGTGAAGCCTCGGAAACAGGCGATTACTGGTTCCATGAGATCCCAACAACAGAAACCTTTCATGAGTGTTTATATGCTTTTTGAATCAAAGCATATTCTCAATGAAGGTGGATTTGACGAATTCCCATTCGTCTGCAGTAGATGGGAGAGAAATTCTCAGGAAATCTATGGAAGAGGACCAGGAATCAATACACTTCCAGATGTTCGTATGCTCAATGAAATGGAAGCCACCTATCTGAAAGCACTTCAGAAAACCGTTGATCCTCCCTTGATGCTTCCCCACGACGGTTTTCTTTCACCCGTGCGGACAGTTCCAGGTGGCTTGAATTACTATCGTGCTGGATTAAGTCCTAATGAACGTATAGAAGCGTTTCCGATGCCAGGACGGTTGGATTGGGCAGAGAACAAGATGGGTCAGGTGCGAGAAGCAATTGGAAGAGGATTCTTCCTTGATACTCTGGAACTCCCTGGGCCAACTGCTGCAGATGGAGATGTGATGCGTTTCACTGCAACTGAGATTGCAGCAAGGCAGAGGGATCGTCTACAGATCTTAGGACCGATTGTTTCCAGACAGGAGATTGAATTTCTTGGTCCAATGATTGAGAGAACCATGTTTATCCTCATCAAAAACGGTATGGTTCCTCAACCTCCACCACAACTGATGCAATCAGAACTTGGTGTTGAATATATGAATCCGGTATCGATTGCAATGAGATCCTCAGAATTATCAAGTATTGGACAACTGATGCAGTTTGTAACTCCATGGGCTCAGATTGATCCATCAATTCTGGAACGATTCGACAGTGATAAACTTCTGGCATTGGCTGCAGAGATATTACGTGTACCTCTTTCTGTACTCAAGAGTGAAGAACAATTGACTGCAGAACGAGAACAAAGGCAGATGATGCAGATGCAACAGCAACAACTTCAACAGACCCTTGCATTAAGTGAGGCCCAGGAACGAGATGCTAGTGCGACTGCAAAATTAGCTCATGCGGAGGCAGCGCTTGCTTCTACGTGAGAAAAGGAGGAAAGCCCTTTATGACGAAGTATTTAAATCTGATACTGGCCGTAGAGTGCTTTCTGATCTTGCTGCTGCTAACTATGTTTATGCAACAGCATTTGTCCCTGGAGATCCCTACATGAGTGCGTTCCGAGAGGGTAGACGAGCCGTAGTGATCGATTTAATTAACTATTCAGACACCTCAATTGAAGAATTGATGAAAATCTATGGAGAACAACGAAGCAACGACAACTCCTGAATCTCAAGAGACAGGAACCGAAGCAGTAGAAGCTCCAGCACCTACAACGCTTACAGGTGCTCCTCTGGCAGAACCCGAGATTCCGCAAGGAACTTATAATGCTTGGGATAATCTTTCAGATGACTTGAAGCAGGAACCGAGTTTAAGAAACTTCATGAACTCAGAAGATCCCCTGAATGCAGTGGCTAAATCTTATGTTCATGCAGTTAAGAAAATGGGGGTTCCACCAGAACAAATGATTCGTCTTCCCAAAGAAGGCGAACCAATGGATGACGTTTATTCCGCATTGGGAAGACCTGATAATCCTTCAAACTATTCCAGTTTGCCTGATAGTGATGATTTCAAACCTGTTCGAGATGCATTCTATGAAACAGGATTGACGGATTCCCAGGCAAAGAATGTCTTGGATATTTATATGAAAGGCATGGAAGAAGTTCAGGAAGAACAGACAGAACAATTTGAAAAGGAACGTGTCCAAAATAAACTCGCCATTCAACAGGAATGGGGTGCAGATTATCAGCGTAATGCAAATCTTGCACAGAGGGCATTCAACCAGTTTGCACCCAAAGAGGCTATATCTCTGATGGAAGAAACTGGAATCGGTGAACATCCTGCAATGTTGAAAATGTTTTCAAACATCGGGTCAATGCTTGCCGAAGATAATATGCTTGCTCCTGCAGACGGACAGTTTAATTCAATGTCTCCTGCTCAGGCTCAAGTATCCATTAAGGATAAGCAAGCAGATCCTGAATTCATGAAGCGTTATATGGATGCAAAGCATCCTAGTCATAATGATGCTGTTAAAGAAATGAAGAAACTTTATGAACTGACTTAATTTAAAGTCGTTTAAGCCAACCTACCACCTACGGATTCGGGTAATTCTATATAGAATCCGTTATTGATCGTAGGTCTGTGAATCCTGGAGACAGGGGAATTCCGAATGATGTTGGCAACTAACCCAAAATCAATGGATTTCTATGTCGGTAAATATCACAGACCAAATGGTCAAAATGTATTCAGACAATGTTTCCTTGCTTGTTCAACAGGAAGGATCTCGTCTGAGAAATACTGTAAGGCTTGAAACCGGAAAAGTCGGTGAAGAGTATTACATGGATCGGCTGAAGAAGACTTCAGCACAACTCATCACGGCACGACATGCCGATACTCCCTTAATTGATACCGTTCATGATCGAAGACGGGTAACACCGCTTGATTACGATTGGGGCGATTTGATTGATACAACTGATGTTCTG